AAGAGAGTAAAATCCTTTATCTACTGTGTCATATCCTAATTCAGCTAAAAACTTTGTTATATCCATTATTTAATCCTCCTGTTCTGCCTTAGGAAGAAAGTATCTTACATACTTCCACATTCCCATAACTGCATATCTCATTGCATCCATACAGTGGTCATTTGTTTTTACTGGTACTTCTTTACCCGCCTCTATGGACTTTTTATCATATTCATATATTCCTGCCTCGTGTATTAAATTTTCCTGTTCCGGACTTACTTCTAATATTCCATAGCTCATAAGCTTTTGTGTTCTTGCTATTCCAAGCTGTACATCATTCTGGGCATCAACTATTTTTATAACCGGACATTTTCTTCTTATTTCCTCTGCCAGACCTTTTGCAGAAGGATCTATAAATACATAAGCAGTCCTTATTCCATACATCTCCTGTAAATTTTCAAAAAAATCTTTAAAATCTTCTGCATATTCCGATGGGCTTTTCTGTTTACCTGTATCACGGCCAGAATAATAATATTCTTTAAGCCCTCTGAATTTCTTTTTGCTCTTATCCAGTCCAAATGCCTGGTATGTTGTAGCATTCATCTGTCCATAATCAATTCCTATTGCTATTGGATATGCAGCTCTTTGCGGCTGTACTATCATATCCTGCTTGAACATATAGTAGATAATTTCCTCTATTCCTACACATTGCCCAAGCCATATCCAGTTGTATTGCTTTTCATCTACCGCTTTCAATGCCTCTGCTGTTTCAATCAGATCTTTTCCTATCCATTCCTCTGGTACATCCCTGTAGTCTGTATGGATATGTATACAGTCTGGACGTTTTTCCATCTTTTTTACCCATTCATTTATAGGTGCATTGGGATTTTTCGGTGGATTATACAGATATATCATTTGAAATCCACCATTATTCCCTCTTGCGAATGTAGCTTCTATGTTTAGTATTTCATCTTCTCCCTCTCCATCATCAAAAAACTCCGTAGCTTCATCTATGATTACAAGTTTTATTGGTCTCTCTTCATCGATGATACCTTTTGTGTCATCTATACCATCCGAGCCTGCAAAATACATTGTATTGCCATTTTTAAGATAGGTTATTTCCATTGGAGATTTAGTTATCCTGAATTTTTTCTTTGGAATTTGTAATCTGCTTATACCTCTAAGCATCTCCTTATAGACAGTTTTTCTAAGCTTGTTGTGATGTTTTCTTAGGACAACAACAGAACTCTTTTCTCCAGCTACAAGCTCATAATCTCCTCTTATTGCTGCATAACTGGATTTAGTCCCTGCTCGTCCAGAAGTAAGTATTATGTGCTTATACTGCCTATTGTTAAATAATGACCTGTACTTCGGTATTATCAGGTCACTTATTCTAATCTCAGACATCGTTAATAATCACCACGCTTTCATCTTCTCCCTCATTATCCGGCTGCTGAATTTTATCTTTTTGTGCCCTAAGCAGGTCTATCTTTGCTCTTTGTTCAAGTGTAGCCATATCCATATGTGTGCTAAGCCACTCAAGAGCCTTTAACTGGTCCTGCATTTTAACCTTTATTCCTGATTTTCCATCAGAAACTTCTGCTAATATGCTTGTATCAATTTCTTCTGACTCCTTTAAATCTATATAGTTATATTCAATTATCTTTTGCTTTCCTGTGTTGGGGTCTATAACAGGAACATACTCTCCATTTTCTTCACGCCACTGCGGCATTTGTTTTCTTCCAAATCTCACATAATCGCCTACATCTGAAAATGCTATATCCATATATTTTTGGAATATATCTTCCTGTGTTAGATAATCTTTTGTAAACCTCTCCTGCTTCATAGTTCTTATCAGGTCTTTTATCTTAGGATTTTTAAGGAGACGGCACCCCTCGACTGCTGCCGTATTGTAACTACAGCCATAGGCTTTCTGATAAGCTTTGGTTGCATTAAAACACTTTATAAAATACAAACAGAAAAGCTGCTGTTTATCAGTTAAATCCATATTTTCCAATACGTCTTCAACCTCTGTCACAGCAGCTTCTTTTCTTACAACACTATAATCTCTTTTTTGTGTGCATACTTTTTTATCATTTGTGTGCACACTTTTTTGCCATCCATATCTTGTTTTCCAGCTCTTAACAGTATTAATACTTACATTGTATTTTTCAGCAATCTCTTTATATTTCATACCAGCTATATAGTCATGCTCAGCCAATTCATAATTCGTCACGCTCATCACCTCTCTCCCCATTTTATTATTATCAAAAAACAGCTATACACAAACGTATAGCTGCCATCCCAATTTCTGTCATTTTAAATATTATCATCTTTTTAGCGAAAAAAACGAACAAATTATTTATTATATCCCTTTAAAAATCTATCACACGTTACACGGCAATAATCAGCTGTATATGTCTTTCCCATCTTTTTAGCAACTTCACTCCACTTCATAGCTTCCATATACCTATATTCCAGCATTCTTCTTATCATACTATTCTCTATTCTACATATAAAACTTTCTATGTCATTCTTCTGGCTTTCTATTTTATCTAACAACTGCTGCCTGGTAATTAAGCTAAGCTGTAATCTGTTTAATTTATTGGTATACGCTGGCGTTGGAACACCTTTAATCGTAAAATGCTGTATCCCACCATTTCCACCTGTGACTGTATCTATAACCTCACCTAATGCTTTTAATTCATCTATCTCTCTTTTAATATTTTTTATTTTTATATCCACTTCTATGCTTTCCTCTACCAGACTACGATACTGCTCTAATTTACTTTTTATATTTGCCATATTCTCTTTACTTCCCTTCTCATTTTTATAATTTTCTTGCACAATATATATATCTATGATACAATACATATGTTCTGTTTTTGAGAAAGGAAGCTGACAGCGTGGTAATTGGAATTAGGCTATCAGCTTCTCTTTTTTTTGTGTGATATTATTTTGTATTGAATAAGTATTTGTTAATAGTTCTATTTTTCTTTTATCTCCTGTATTTCTGTTCTGTGCCATCCGCCATCTTTACTGTTATTTCTAATGGATATCCCTTAGCGTCATAACCTACACTTAAATAACGTTCCTTTATTATTTCCAATGGCTTACAATGTCCTTTTTCACAATGCTGTGCTCTGGTTTTATCATTGTATTCTGTTCCACATATCTCACATATGTAATGTTTAACTTCTTTCAATATAATCACTTCCTTTCATCTCTCTCCACCAAGTAAAATCCCAGCCATTATTAGTTAACTGCTGCCATATATGATTGCCTTTGTAATATGCCTTTCCTTTACTTCCGTTCCGTCTGTATATCTGATATATTCCTGGCTTATCTGGTTCTGCATCATAGCAATTATGCCACCCTTGTGCTTCCATTTTTTCTTTAAATGTCATACACTCTTCAAACTTTAACTGACCTATCATTGTTTCATACTAATCTCTTTATCAAACTTTTCTTTTTCCAAAATTTCAATTATATAATACACTTTTCCTTTTTCAGCTCCCCATTCTTCTTTACCCTTTCCTAGTCGTAATATGCATTTACATTTAAGCTGAGGAGAATTCTTAGAATATCCATTACGAAAAATTATCTCTTGTACTCTATCTTGTCTTATTTCCTCTGGAACGTCATTGCCTTGTAGCAATTCATACTCATATCTTTCGCTAAAAATACTTGATGGGTATATTGTTATCGCACCAAAAAGATTCTGAAAACGTGTTTCATAATATTCTTTTATTTCTCTATATTCTTCTTTCTTCTCACCTGAAGCAATCATATCAAACCATTTTTTTCTTGATTGGCAATGTTAACATTATGAATCGCCTCCCTTTTTACCATTTTCTGTATACAAGCTCATCCTCATTCCATTCCGGATAAAGCTCCTGCAAATACTGCTTAAATATCTCCAACATCTCCTTTCTATTTCCTTGATTGCCATTGTCTAACATATTATGGTGAAACTGACATCCTATAGCTCCATTCTGCGGTATTCCTAAGCCGCCTGCTGACCTTGGTATATAGTGCATAACGCTTAGTATTTGCTGTGAATACCACGTTGAACCCTGCATATTGTATTTTTTAATGCAGAAAATACACTGGCCGAAGTCTCTTGCATAGATTTCCTTTCTTGCTTTTTCTGTAAATTCGTGTGCTCTTGCCTGTTTTGATTTTCCCATTTCTCTTCTAACTCTCCTACAAAACCAATTGTAATTCTATTATTCATTGCCCTGCACATCTCAAGCGTACAGCCTGTTGAATGTTCCCACCCTGGTGCAAATACTGCCACATCACACATATCAAGCATAGAAATACATATATTCATAATTTCTTTGTGTGTTGTATCCTTGGGAAGGTTCTCACACACCTTTACCGGGTTAATTACTGTATGTCCCTGCTCTGTAAGAACTTTTTCGATTGCCTCTGCTCTCTCCTTATAGTCGGATGTTCCTGTTACTGGTAAACTTATATATACTTTCATCTGCTGCCTCCTTTTAGCTGTTCAAGCTCTGTCTTTATGTTTTCTGCTAATGCTATAAGCCTGTCTATAATGTTGTCTGTAATATAACTGTTAGCTTCCAATGTGAATTTAATATTTGATGCTGCAGTTATAATATTGTTCTTTATATCAGCTTCTGCTGTGAGAGACTCAACTGTCCCCTCAACACGTTCTACTGGCATAACATCAGGATAATCTGCAATATTCTTCTGTCCTTCAACCTGCTCATCTACAGGCTCAGCTTCTGTCTTTATCGGCTTTTCAGGCTCCTGTGTCTCTATAGGAGATGCTTTTGGAACTGTCTTTTCTATATCGTGTATCTCCTCCTGCTTTGCCTTTACAACCTTTGTTTTCTTTTCTGACCTTTTTATATCAGCTTTGGAACTGTGTTGCACCGGTGCAACTAGGGTTTTTTTCTTAGGATATTCTTTAGCATATATCTGCTGCCATACTGTCTTGGCATCAGCCTCACTATTTATTATGTTCCTGCCTGCTATGTTCATTGTGGCAATGTATACTTCCTGTGGATTGTATGTATCCTTCTCTGATGTCCTAAGGCTTACAACTGCTATATCTTCTCCCTGCTTGAAAGAAACTGCTTTTCTTCCTGCTCCCTGTATTCGAACTGAATAAATCATATCTCCCGCAGGTGCGAATATATCTATTACATTCTTAGTAGTAAGCTCTCCTTGTGTTACTGCATCATATATCCTTTCGTACACGTCAATATTTTCTTCACATATCTTGTATATAATCTGCTCAAGCTCTGTCTTTTCGCTGTCTGTACCCTCTGCATATATCTCTAAGTCAGATACCTTCTTTTCTTCATCCACTTCTTCCTTAAGAGCCTGTATCTCTCTCTTGGAATAATCAGGTGTAAGTTCTTCATTTAGCGTATCTGGTAACTGCAACATAATAACAAGCTTTGCATATCCAAATCCCTGATATTCCGTTCTTAACACCGGACTGTTCCCACCTTCTGAGAATCTGTCATTAATACTTATGAATCTCGATACCATAGTCTTATCTATTCCATATTCCGCTTTTGCGAATTCCAACACGTTACTGTACTGTGAATCCCTCAATATATCCGTATCCTTGGCCAGCTTTAACAGATATCCTATTCTTACGAACCCTTCTGCCGACTCTAACATCTGCTTATCAAGCGCCGCCTTGTATTCGCTGTAACTTTTAAGTTCTTCTAACTCATTCATGCTGTTCTTTCTACTCCTTTATTCATAATATGTTCTATGTAAGCATTAAGAAATGCCTCTACATTATCTCTGTCTGGCTTAGTGTCACGTATTCCGTACCATTGCTTTATACTGTTATTCACAAGTTCTACAGTTACAAATGGAATATCTGGCTCACTAATATGTCTAACCACTAATATCCAGCCTTTTCCTTCATTGAACCTCTCCATATACCCCTGTGCATCATTACCTACACAGTGATGTAATAACCTGCCTTCCATAACAATCTCTTCCGCACTGCGTGCAGGTCGTATTAACATATCCGACTGCTGCCAGGTGTACTTCTTAGGAATATTCTTAGACCTTTTCCTTATGTTTTCGTACTTTTTACTCATCTCTGATATATACTTTTCATTCTTCTCGTGTTCTATATCTTCAAGCAGATTCATATAAGTTGCATGTAGCGCCTTTGGTCTTAGATATACCGTGTTAGTGAGGTCATCTCCTCGTGTTTCCCTTTGCTTTATATAATCGTAATACTCATTAAGTGTATCTGGCAGTGAGCTGTAATGTTCCTTAGCCTTGTTAAGATAATTGTATAATTTCTGCAGGCTCTGATATTTCATAATATGTTCAAGTTTCATTGCATTACCAGGATAATAATATGACTCGAATTCTGACAGAATCTTTATATTATTCTCACTCAGCGGTATCTTCCTGCTTTCCATATACCTTATCGTATTAATAATCCTGTCACTATCCTGCTTACCTATTACTGAACGTATATACCTGAATCCTTCTTTACTGACCTTAAGAATATCTGCTGCTGTCTTTGCATTCTTTTTTATATCGCTTGTATGACCGCCTGCGTATATAATTCTGCGGCATATAGTATTCAGTCCTATCTTGTATAACGTTTCAAGTGCTGTACAGTTGGCATATGCGGACAGCGTTTCGAACCTTGCTATAACCCTCAATGTCTCTTTCCATCGGGTTTCGCTTATAAGCTTATACATATTCTCAGGATAATACTTAAGATCACTCTTAGATATCACATCCTCCTCTCTTAATTCGTGTACATCTATTTTTCTGTCTATATCAAGTTTCTTACGCCTAAACATACTGTTTCCCCACATCTGATAAGTTCTCTCATATCCAGCCCTTAAGAAAGATATTCCACATAACTCGTTATAAATATTATATCTACCATACATACTCCGGCTCACGCATATGTAATATTCTCTTACTACAAGAGTTGTATCATCCTTGGCCAGATTATATGTCAGAATCTCAAAACGCTGACGTGTAGTCTTAGCATGTCCTGCCTGCTTAAGCACTCCTGTTTTCTTGCAGTAAGGGCATTCCTCCGTTTCATTCAGCCTTGGAACTTTAGCAATCGGAGTTACCATAGCATCTTCATAGCTGTCAGATGATTTAATACGTCTGGTATAATCACTATCGCACTGGCAACAATGATATTCTGCTATATTGCCCTTTCTTTTGTAATAGATTATGTTTCCCTGGTTAGCATATATATCTATATCAGTCTTCAGCATTTTAGATTCCTTGGGTACAAGTTTCATAAGATGGTCTCTTTCTTTTCTCTCTTTTTCCTTTGCTATTTCATCCTTAAGTGCCTGTACCTTATCCTCGATATTACATATAACCTGTGTGCGTGTTCTGTAATATTCCTTTTTGCCACCATAATACTCTTCAAGTTTCCTTGAATCATCACTGCTTATATTCGCATGGTCTATATTGTCCTTGTAAGGAAATTTGTAACTACTCCTTACCTGCTCCCATTTATTATTGCTATAGTCATAACTGGCATAATCTGTATCACTTACTGCCACTCTTAACACCAGTTCTCTGGCTATATATAGGTCAATTATCAGATGTTCACTGCCACCTATATCTACCTTATCAACGATAAGCGTATCTTTCCGTGACCTTGTAGTTCTTCCTGCATAAGCTAATACATCCTTCTTTCTCATTACTTATTGCCTCCAAGATAATATTCATCTATAAGCCTGTACGCTGTTGCCATTCCGGGGATACCCATTTTTACATTGCTATTTCTTATGCCCGCCTGTTTTACTATATTTTTGTCTACATCATACGAATTAGTGAAGCTCCATTTTAGAAGTGCCGCTATACAGCCTTTTATGCTCTTGCCTTTAGTTCTTACCGCCACAGCCATATCTTCGCACTCTGTACACCTCTTTTTTATGTAGGTAACCCAGTCTTCTATTATCTCTTTAGGCTGCAACTCCTCTGTCTCAACCTCTATTTTTCCAAATGCAGCCATCAGCGGAGAACATAATTTATCCACCATTCCATCTATATAGTCCTGCGCATCATCCGCATCTATGCCATTTTCTCTTGCTATTGTCATAACTGCATCAGTATCACCTTCCTGTAATTGTGCTGCTGCCGCTTCGTTTATTTCTTCTGCACTGTTAAACTCTCCGAATATATCAAACATCTTCATACTCCTTTACTTTTTCTATATGTCCTTTTAACCAGTTTCTGTATGAATGTTCCTCTTGCAGGCGGAATTCATACTTATGTCCTGCAAGCAGTTCATCCAGCTTTATCCATTCATCTGCGTTTGCCACATCACCGCCTTTTGCTGTTTTATAATTATTCTGCTTCCACTTGTCTGGCCAGCCAGCATTAAAAGCATTTGCCACATAAGGAGACTCTGTATATATAACCAGTTCACATTTTTCTTTCATCCGTTGTAGTGCTTTAATAACTGCTATTAGTTCTGCCCTATTAGGCTTCATATCGTACAGCAGTTCTGTGCTGTCCAGTGTTATCGGCTCCGTGTCTGTTACAAGCTCCAATATGTAGCCTATAATGCCATTCTGTACATTTAGTCCCTTAAAGGTTGTTGCTGTATATATGTTTACCTGTCTCATTGCTCCTCCTTATGGGTCATCCTGTAATCGTAATAGCTTGTACTCTGTATAATGCAGATAATTCATTCCTGTATAAGGGTTTGTCCCCATTACCACTGACAATGGATCTATAAAATATCCTGGTGTCGGCTCCGGACCATTTTCTATAATCTTTCTCATCGTCCTTCTGCTGTAATCAGTGCGTTCTGGCTCAGGACGTACCAAATTCCTTGAACAGGAATACTTAACAAGTTCTTTCTGTTCCTGTACACTGAACATATTAAGCTGTTCATATTCTTCCGTATTTTCTTCCGGCTGTTTAACGATATATTCAGCCAGATCTGCATATCCGCCAGTTTCATATATGTTCTGATAGTTAACGTGTCCAAACCTTTCCCAGCACTTTGTTATAATCTTATCTGCACCTGTAACCCTGTTTATAAGGATATGTATATGCACACCTCCGAGTGCTCCTACCTCAATTCTGTATATATACTTCACAATCTCATCAATACTCTTATATCTTGTCCTGAGACTTCTTAAGAAGCTGTTAAGGTCTTTCCTTACTTCGTCGATGCTTTTCCTTGTTCCCTTCGGATACTTTAGTGTTGTCCATAGATCTCCCTCCTTAAAGTTTGCTTTTATTAATCTTCTTACTCTCTTTTCTTTATTTCTCTGGTTCTGCTTTCTAATCTGCTCCTGTGTTGCTTTCTGTCTTTTATGGCGTTTCTCGCCCTTAGCTCCATAATTACCAATAAATTTGTACTCATACTCATTAGAGCCAGGGAAGTGCCATACATCTTTTCTGTAAGCCATACCTGTCTCCTTAAATGTCCTAACTTTAATATATTTATAAAGTTACAAAGACGAGCCTGCGCCCGCTTGACTTTCAGTGAACTTACACATATAATAAATATGAGATTTATCTATATGTGTTTTGAGAAAGAGCCGGTATTCCTTGTACCAGCTCTTTTTCTATTATTCATCTATACTTTGCTTACTTTTACATATATAGTGTCTGTTATTGTTTTATCTATATAGACTTCCGCCTTTATCTTTCCATACTCTTCTGCCAGCCTGAATAATCTGTCATACAGGTTATTATACGGAACTGCCACAAAAGATGTTATCCAGTTCGTGTCTCTTTGCTCTTTCTCAAAGTGCTCTTGTGCCTGTGCATATAACACGCCATTACTCCTTTCTAACATAACCTGCCGCAGCTAATGCCTGCTCATTTAACTTCTGTCCATATTCTTTTTTCTGTTCTGTAGACAGTGACTTATGTTCTATTATCTTGTCGCCTTCCATAATCTTTATTACTATGTTCATACGCTTCACCTCTTGTTTGGTTACTTTCTTATATGCCAACACTGATTGTCTTAATTACTTTTTAATCGCAGAATGATCAACTACAATGTGGACAGCCTGTTATTAATGTTGTCCCTGCCTTTTCTTATTTTCTCTTTCCATCATTGCATATAGACGTCAATGCAATGCAGATAATAGTTGTTATTGCTATTGCTGTTATATTCATTTCTTTACCTCCAAGTTTTTCCATTTTCTTATTTTCGATTTCTTTCCTGTAAAATGGTTAAAATTATGTGAATAGCTAGTTTTGTGCATCTTATATCACTTCCTTAAATATCGTTTTTAATAATATTTATATTACTTTTCGATATAACACCATTTATCATAGATATGTAACTTGTCTATCTATAACAAAGCGAAAGGCGGTGTTATCTTGAAAAGACTTGCTTACTCTAAGCACCTTGCTGATAAATGGATTAAATTAGGTTATAAGATTGTTGCCCTATCTTTTTTTCCAAACAATCCTAGTGGCTTCACTTATCACTTAGAAAAATCCCTTTAATCCAGGTGCTGGGCTGATTTGAATTAAATACAAATCAGCCTTCTTTTATAAATTTTTCATATGGAACATCTAATGCTTTACATATTCCAGCATATTCCCCAGCTTCACATTTGCGATTACCGCTTAGTATCTGGTTCAGCTTTACACTTGACATTCCAATCTTTTTGGCAATTACTGACTGTTTATAACCTTTGTGTTCTATAAATTCTTTTATTTCTTTGTAATCTAAGAACACTGTCTCACCTCCTCAAAAATTCTCTTCTTAACTTTTATCTACTGTTGTTGCTCTTTCTATCAAAAA